AAACGTCAGCCTTCGCCTTCCTCGGCTTCCTCGCCGTCGCTCCCGTCTTCCTCGCCATCGCTTACCTCGTATTCAACCGCCTTGGCATGCTTCACGTTGATGCCAATCAGCGTTGGTTTGTTGCTGTCGCTGCCGGCGTCAAGCATGCCCTCATGCTTTGCCAGCAGGCGAAGGGCGGATAGCTTGTCGTGCATTTCGACTTCGATCTCGTTGCCATCCGCCGTAGGCCGCACCTTCATTTTCTTGATTGCCTTCCGCATTCTGTCGGGCAAATCCTCGCTGGAGCGAACGGTGACCTCGCCGTTGGTATCCCACCATAGAACGTCGGTGATCTCGGCTGCGGCGAGGGCATCCAACTCGCCCAGGACCGCAGCCTTGCGGCCGTCGTCGGAGCCGGCAAGTACGGCCCTGGCATCGCGAGTGGAAATCTTAGAATGGGATTTCATCGTCAAGTGCATCCGATTTGAAGGGGGCCTGCGCTTGAACCTGTACATCGTCGGCGGGGTACATCAGCAGCCGCGTCTGCAAGCCGTACTTCTCGTCGTAGGTTGGCAGGGGCAAGGCGTCGAGGGAAATGCTGAAGCCACCGCCCTTGACCTCCCATGCCGACCCGATGTTAACCATAAAGGACTTGCCGTCGTCTTTCTTCCGGCCGGTGTCGGCTCTTACGTTATATCGCTTGCTCATGTTCATCCTCCATATTTGAAAAGTCATAAAAGTCTGCCTCTGGAACGCCCAGAACCTTAGAATACTGCTGCGCCCAGACACTTCGTCGGTCGCCGGGGTCGGGGCCGTCATAATAGCCCTGCATGGTCGGCCTGCGCTGCTTTCCAAGCTCCAGATGGCTCAAGGAGAACGAATCTACGCCGATCTCCCTCGACATGCGGTTGAGGCCAAAAAGGTGGCGCTCCCTGATCCTCCGCAGGTTGCGGCCGATCTCCTTCTCCTCGGCATCGCTGAATACAGCGTCTTCTACACGATGTTCAAACTCCATTTTTCACTTCCCTCCGGCTAAAGCGTTGGTATTCGTAGACTTTTGCAGCCCACATGGCCTTCATATCAGGCGCCTTTGCCTGTTCCAAGGCCCAGGTTAGCCTGTCAAGCACCACTTCGATGCGTTCCAGGCGTCTGGTGTCGTAGTTTTCAGTCGTCAACATGCTTTACCTCCAGTTCTAAAGCAATTTCAGGGGGAAATACGCCATCCCAGGCCTCGCGCTCCCCGGCCAACCCCAATAGGGCTGTACGCTCCCCACAGAGGCACTGGGCGACGATCCATTCACGGTCCAACTTGTCCCGGGGTGCAGCCAAAAAGCGACTGAAAAGATGGCTATGGGCCGTCACAGGACAAAAACCTGAAAAATTTTGTGGGGTTGCCCCCCTCTATCGCCGACGCCCCCGGGGGGGCCTATATCGACTTGATATATGTGTTTTTTCCGCCACAGTGCGGCATAAATGCCACACCCGTGATAGTCGATGATAGTACGAATCGGTGATAGTTTATGCGCGAGGGCAGGCGTACAAATGTCTGACGTTCGATTGACGCTTGTATGCATCATCATTGGCTGGGCTCTGCCAGTATTGCTGCGCTGGTTGGCGCTCGACCTGGGTGCGACGACAGCCACGCTGCTGTCCTGTCCATGATGCCGGCCTCGTCCAGGCCATCACGCATCGCCGCCCTGACGTGGCGCTCCTCATCCTCGGCAATCCGAAGGGCGCCGGTCCTCGCCTCGACCAGCCGCGCCCACCTCGCCGCCGCCACCTTCACCTGTCTTTCCTCTGGCATCTTCTCCCTTAAACCCTCTTCGTTCTGCGGGACTTGGTGCCTGCGTCTTTGCCAGCCGACAGGTTCCCACATCTCTTCCTTGCTTGGCATGGGCTGATCAGCGGAGAGGTTCAGCACTTGGTATCGTCCTGGTGCCTTCACACCGTGGCGGTGCTTGGTCTTCAGCCTGCGGATCAGCTTGGCTCTGACGAGTGAAGTGATTGCTCTCTTGATGACGACTTGGCTCAACCCTGTCAGGTCGGCTATGGCACTTTGGGTGGGCCAGCATACGCCGAACTTGTTAGCCATGGCGCCGAGGCAGACGAGAACGGTCCACTCTGGTGGCTTCAGCTGCATCTGCATGGTTCGCGCCGGGATGACGCTGAACTTGATCTTAGTCTCTTTCATAGAAGTCGAACTTCCAGGCGTTCCTGATCATGCGCCAGAGCCTTACGAAGGCAGACTTCACCTTTGCAATTGCCCATCCGACTGCGTCACATACTTTGTTCATCATTGTCCTCCGGCGGCATAGTGTTTGCTCATATATGCATTAGCCATTCGTATGAACCTATGCTTGCTTGCGCTGTTGCTGCTTTTTAAGTCGTCGAGTGTCTTCTGCAATCGCCTGACCTCGTCGTCGGTCATCGGATACTGCTGCACGACTTCGGCAGTCTCACCACCCTGACCAAGGTAGACTGGACGAGCAGCAAGTATCCTACGTTGTAGTTCGTATGGCTTGGGTGAGAAGTCATGGTCCGGGTTAGAATGCCAGCTTCCCCAGGCGGTGGCAATCTCCTCCTCGGTGTATGCAGACAGAACTGATATGTATTGCTCTGCCCAGTCTCTTTTCGCGGTGGGAAGGTTGGGCCACATTTCTGCCACTTTCTGGTGAAGCTCACGGGGCGTCATAAGACCGACCTCTCAATTTCCTCATAATCGATGTCCTCTTCTTCTTTTGTTTTAGATATGGATTTAGATATAGATATAGAGGCATTGCCGGATCGATGCTGACCTGCATCGGCTGGGTATCCATTCTTTTTCTTGTCCCATCGGGACTTAGCCCTAGCCCTCTGCTGTCCGCTCTTATCCTCAAGCCACTTGCGTTGCTTCGTCAGACGCTTCTGTGAGATGTAGTTTCCAGTTGATAAACAGAACTCTTCGATGATTGGTTTGACTATGCTCTGGTACTCGTCGTCGCTGCATCGAAGGCGCCGGCATATCCACTTCACATCGTTGGGTATGCGACATCCTGGCGTTCTCCAGATCAGCATCAACAGCCGCATGTAAACCCCGTGCTCCGTGAAGGTGAGGTGGTCTGTGTCTGACAGGTAGGCGTCAGTCCAAAGTGGCAGCGCGGGGAAGTCAGCCATTGGTAATCTCCGTGATAGTAATTCCGGCGAAGAGTGCCTCGACGAGCTTTTTCTTCAGCTTGTAGACACTGGTCTTGTAGCCCTTCACGTCCTCGACCACTCGTTTCTCGCCCAGCCCGCTCGGCGTCCGGGTGAAGTAGCTGAAGTCTGCACGGTAGCTGCACACCTTCTTGGCGTCGATGATACAGTCGAACTTGGGTTGTAGCGTCAGGTTTTCGATCTCACCGGCCCTCTCCAGCAGCTTCAGTTCCATATAGCGTTTTGCCTCGGCCTTGCTGTCGAAGGTGATGCCATCCACCACCGACTTGACGTTCCTGTACTTGCTGCGGCTCATCCCAAATCCATCTCGGATATCCTCTTCTCGACCCAGCCCAAAGCCTGAGAGACACGTAAGTCGATGTCGGGCTCGGCAGGTGGCTGGTTTAATTCACCAAATGGCTTGTCCGGGTCGAAGTGAAACGCCTCGTCGATCCTGTCTCTGATCCACGATGACATCCCTGATCCACCTGACAGCAGGCCCAGCTGATCCTTTTGTTCGGGCGTCATCCTGACGATAACAGTGGCTGAATGGGTCATAATTAATTGCCTCCGTTGGCACTACAGGGGTTGTATATACAGCATACATAGCCTATATAATAGTAGAACAAGAGACGAAACCTAAATAAACCTGGAGAAGACAATGATTTTCACGCATTTTGCAGAACTAGGCACCAACCACGTTGGCTTCGACGTTGAACACTGTGATGACTGTGGCACCTCTTGCCAAGTCAATCAGGTAGTTGTTCATTCGCCCAAGAGCGAAATCCTGAAGACTGGCGCAGAGTTTCTCGCCAGCTACATCCCCAACGAGCTGATCATCGATGACCGCGACAAGACGGTATGTTGGGAATGTGCGGTGATGGAAGAATAAGCCCAACGCCATTGGCCTCGACGGCCCACTCGCCCCGGTGATAGTGCGGGGCGTCAGTGGTGACAGAACCCTGGAGGGGAAACCATGACCAAGTATGTAGCCTACTACAGAGTGTCCACAAAGCGGCAGGGACAGAGCGGCCTAGGGCTGGAGGCTCAAATGAGCGCAGCCAAATCCTTCATCAGCAATTGCGAAGGCGACCTCATCGCCGAGTTCGAAGAGGTTGAAAGTGGCAAGCGGGTACGCCGGCCGCAGCTGGATGCTGCGCTGCGCCTCTGCCAGCGTGAAGGCGCCACCCTGGTTGTTGCCAAGCTCGACAGGCTGGCCCGCAACGTCCGCTTCATCTCAACCCTCATGGAGAGCAGCGTAGATTTCAAGGCGCTTGATTTGCCCGAGGCTACACCGTTCACGCTACACATCCTTGCTGCTATGGCCGAGCAAGAGGCGAAGTCGATCTCCGAAAGGACAAAGGCAGCAGCCCGGGCAATTAAGGCAAGGCTGCGGAAAGAGGGCACGATTGTGTCGCAAAGTGGGCGAGAGTATGACCGCCTCGGTGCCGATGATGCATCTATTGCGATAGCCGCCAAGGCTGCGGGCGCTGCCAGCAAGGACGAAGCCACAAGGTTCGCAGAAGACATCGCCGAAGAATTTTCCCGGGCTGAAAAACATGCGTCAAGTTTTTCTGACCTCGCGCAGAAACTGAACGAGCAAAAAACGCCAACCTACAGGCAGTGGCGCAACAACGTATCCATCAATGAAGTGCGGCGTGATAGTCAGTCGAAGCGCGGCTGGCACCCGTCATCAGCCCGCAACGTCCGCAACCGTCTACAGGAGATGGCACAGTGTGCGTGATCAAGCAATTAGTAGCGGTCGCCACGATCTTCGGCCTGCTGTACCTCGGCCTCGTCTTTGGTTGCGCCCTGGACGAGGCCTGTTCCCAAACTTTCATGGAGGCACCCCAATGAGACAGCCACGCCGAACCGCATTTACACGGCCCGACACACAGCAGCGCGACGAGACACTTGTCCTAAAATTATCGAAAGACGAGAAAGGGTTTATTCGCGCACAAGCAGAACAGAACAATATGACCATGTCGGAAATGACACGGCTTGTCTGGTACAACTGGGAGTGTTCGATCCGCCACCCACGGTTTGCTGGTGTTGCTGCATACTATGATAACAAGTGGAAATAATATGACACAGAATGAACAAATTAAAGCCGCCCTACTTGCAGGCTACACCCTGACGCCGCTGGATGCCTTGCGGCAGTTCAACTGCTTCAGGCTTGCCGCCCGCATCAAGGACTTACGCGACACGGGGCTCGACATCGAAACCCTGACGGTAGCCAACAAGGATAAATCCTATGCCGGCTACCGTCTGGCTGACCCGCAAAGGAAACTGATCTAATGGTTGGAAAACTAACCGACAACAGGTTCGTATCAGCGTCGGAAATCCCGGCGCTACTAGACCTCAACCCCTGGCTCTCTAAAAATGAACTGCAAGCAGCAAAGATGGATGCCCGTGCAGGCGTTGAGCCGCCGGCCTTCGTCAGCGAGGCGGCTGACCTGGGTACACTCTTCGAACCATTGATAGGTGAAGAGGCGCTGCGCCGGCTAGGCGTCAACGGCGTGATGACCGTGCCCAAAGCAAAGATTTGCTCTGACAAGTCGATCAATTTGCAGGCCAGCCTCGACGGCATCATTTTCGGCAAGGGCGAGACGATCTTGCACAACCCGGACGAAGGCATCCATGTGATGACCGAATCGCGAATGATCACACTACAGGGTCACGGCCCGCTTGAATGCAAGATGACGGGGGCCTCGCCCGAGGACGAGCCTGCAATGCAC